TTCGCCTTCTGGTACTTCTTCGTCTTCGCAACCCATATCTGGCATTGGCATTATTTTTGCTTTAATATCACCCATGTCCTCTGGACCTTCTGGACCCATGTCTGGTCCGTCTAAACCTTTAATAGCCGCCATTGATTTTTCAATATCGCCACGCATACCTAAACTTGGTATGTCTTTAACTACCTCTGGTGCTCCACCTGAGTCTTTAACCATCTTCATTAAAGTAGCTACATCGTCTGCACTATCACCTGACATTGAGATATTCATGCTAACCGCTTCGTTTAATGAATCAATCTTTTTATTTAAATCTTTAAGTTTCATTATTTGCTCCCTACTGGACTAGTTGTTCCTGGTTCACCCATAGCTACAACTTTTTCAGTTTGTGTTCCGCCTTCGGCGTTAGCTTGACCTGGGTCATTTTCTCTTTCTTTACGTGCACCTTCAAGTTCTTTAAGCAAGTCCATAACCTTGTTGTCGCCAACGTGTTTCTGTGCTTCTGGATCTGCTGATTCCATCTCTGTACCTAGCTTTGGTTCGTAAACTTGTTTGTACTCTCTATCCTGATATTCTTCTTGTGGTGCTTCTGCATTACGTAGACAAATGTATGCTGGGTCTATGTATGTACTTTGTGAAATGTACTCAGCTAATACCGGTGAAGTAGTTGGATACGAAAGTTCAACTTCAAAGTAATGTGTTTCCACGTTTTGAAGTTTTGGAAAATCTAATGGACGCTTCTGTATTGGTGTTTTCTTACCTGGGGACATATTAACAAGTCCAAATTTTTGTAAACAGCTTTCGCAACCGTCTGCAAAGCCTTCTGGTAATTCACCTGCAATACCAAACTTAAACTTATAAGTCTTCTTTGCTTCTGTTAGATATTTTTCAAATGTTTTCATTAGTCTTCCTTATATGTTTATTTATCCATGTTTTTCAATTTATTAAGTAAACTGTTACGGTCTGTTACTACATAACCTTCACCATTTACTAGCGAATCACTATCAATACCACCGTCTTTATCCTGCTTTTCTTTACGTAATTGCAGTTCTACCATCTTTAATTTGTTCTGTAGCTTGGCTGTTTTAGCATCTAGATTGGTTCTAAGCATTTGTCCTGCTACTTCAAACACTCTACCACTATATCTACTTTCTACGTTCATACCCAGATCCATTAGATCCTCGTATGCTGTCATAGACTTATCTGCTACTTCGTTAAGTTCTTTATCTGCTAGTTCACCCAACCCTTTAACTTGTGGTAATGCCGCAGTAATTTTGTCTAACTCTCCAATTTCACGGAAGTCTTCTTTTTGAACTTCTACTGCTTTAACTTTAGTAGCCTCTTTTTCTTTATCAGCTTTGATAATTTCCTGGCTATCTGGTAGGTTCAGTAATTCTTCTAATTTCTTTGTCATTATGTTCTCACATTAACTGCTACTATTATTTAGTCCAATTAATGGTCGTAAACAACAGTCTTTGAATCGTCAACCTTTGTAGGCTTACAGTATGCAGTTATGCGATCTTTTGGATCCACCCTACTACTGTAATTATAGTTTCCATATTGTCTTGGTACCCTTGATGCATAGTACTGACATACGTCTATACTCCTAAAGTACATTGGATTTGGTTGTTCTTTACGAGACTCTCCAGTCCCCATTACTACCACTAACACAAATGCGTGGATTAACATTTACCCTCATTTTCTCTTCCCCTGATGGAAGATATCTTTTTCTGTAATTATTCTAAAAAAGATCTTCTTATTCTTACACCATGCTCTAGCGGCTTCCCACTTTGCTACGTTCTGTACATATTGTGCCTGTCTAAATTTATCTCTGCCTACTTCCTTTAACTTCATTTGATTCTCAGGCTTTACCTCAATCAGTTCAACTTTCTTCTTGCCTCTAGCATCTGTATATTGTATTAAAAAATCAGGAACATATATTGTCATCTTTCCTGTTAATGGATTTCTATATGGAATACGAATTGACTCACTTGCCCAATTACTTACACTAGGAGACTCGTCACAAAATTTCATAAATGCAAACTCCCAACTTGATCTATACATTGGAGTTTTGTTACCTATAAACTTTGCTGGATTCTTTAAACTGTATCTGCCTTGTGCAAACTTACTTGACATTGGTTTATACCAATATGTTTCGAGATTCTAATCTATTCGTGGCTTCTTCAATCTTGTAGCCGAGTGAACTCATTTTTTGTCTATTATAATTTAAGATTTCTGTAACAACTTTTGATAGATGTAAATCGTCTACACCTTTAAGTGTGTCAAGTAATTCGAATACTTTTACTTCATCTATCTTTGCTTGTCTCATTAAAATACCTGCAACTGTTTGTGCAGATGTTTCATCAAATCCTCGCTTCTGAAAAAATCCTATAACAGCATCAACTTCGTTTGATGGAAACTCTAATGGTTGAGAATAAAATTCATCAAAGAATGTTTTTACTTTTTGCTGTGTGTTTTTAGTTGTTAAAGGTAAATTTGGCATTGTGTAATCCTATGTATTTAAGTTAAAGTCACTGCTTCTACTATGAGTAGCTATGTTGCTTTTTGTTTCTGTATTGAAAGCTTCTTTAACTGCCGCTGTAGTACTGTTCCAAGCTGTAGTAATTGCACTTGGGTTTGCCGCGCCACCATCTGCTAGGTGTGACTTTTTAAATGTAGTTGCTTTTGTTAATTGATCTAATGCTCCAGGATTAGTATTTAAGAAAGAAAGTGTTGAAGAAACATTACCTCCTTGTAGAGCTTTAACAACTGCCGCTCCTGCTCCTAGCCCGGCAACTGCTTTAGTAATATCATTTAGTCCACTTAAACTTGCTGACTTTGGAAATGCTGTGTTGGCCACACCGCTAACATCTATGCCAGCCGCCGCACCAATTTGATCTTTAAGTATGCCAAAGCCTTCTTGTCTTAATCCATCTTTAGATAAACTTTTTGCATTGCCTATTACACTTGTTGTTTTTAAAACTGTTCCTAAGAAACTTGTTGGAGAACTAAATGCTTGTCCACTAGTAATATCTCCAAACACATCTGCCGCTCCTGCGGCAACTCCACCTTGACCAAATAAGTTTGATGCTCCACCACCTGCTAATGAATTAGGTGAAGGCATTTTATCGTAATGTCCACTTGCTGGTCCAAAGCTCTTAGGTGCTGAACCTTCCACAATTCCACCTCTTGAATACCATACAGTTTCATATTGTATCTGCATTTGATTTTGTACAGCCTCACTTGAAGAGTTTTCCATAGTATCATGTTGCCATTCGCTAATGATAGGATTTACTAATGTAAAACAAGTATATCTTTTTCTTGACATTTGATAAATCTGAATACTTTCAAAAAAGTGTTTTACAGAATCGTTATCAAATCCATACCTGTAATAACCCGATCCTCCACTGTTACCACCGTTGCCATACGTAATAGCTCTGTTGTATGCTCCGTTTGTAGTGTTAGGAATATTAGATCCATCTAATGATGCATAGTTACCATCTTTAAAATAGTAACGATAGTAGGCTTCCCACATGGCTGTTGTTTGTCCATAGTTATCATCATGAAATGTTATACTAATAGGATCGTAATCTAATCTTGTTTGTAAGTTAGATTTTTTATTGTACTGATGTTTTAATGTTGTTGAGATATTGTACTTTGGTAAGTCAACACTTTTAACAAGCATATTAAGTTCTTGTGTTTTTAGTTGAGGAATAACTGCAACAGCTTCTGCATTTAAGTTAAAACTTACATGATATAGAAACTTTGACTTAGGACTTAACCTATGTGCGTCATCTACGTATAGTCTAGCCGCATGACTAAAGTCAGCTAAATTACCTTTGGGGCTTAAAGCTCCGCTTAATACATTATCTAAAAATCCGTTAAGTTTGTTTGCCATACTAATATTTAGCAAAATAATTAAGTACGCAGATAAAAAAAAGGGTGCCTATAAAGACACCCTTTTAGTATTCAGGAAATATATTAGTTTGCTATTACGTAGCGCCACCGCCAGTAATTAGAGTGTTAACAGTTCTACCAACTGCTGTTCCAATTCCTGTACCTTGTGGACTTTGTATAGCATTATCGTATCTGATTGCTAATGCAACTGTAACTGGATCGTTTGTTGCGTATGCTAATGTATTGTAGTTAGCACTTTCTAAGTAACAACCATATAATTCAAATGTTTCTAAAACGTTTGCTGTATTGATTCCGTTTCCGCCATCTAGTATTTCAATTCTAGTTACGAATTTGTAATCACTGCCTGACGCCGCTGAACTTTGTTCAAAGAAGTCAAATTGTTTCTGTAGTTGTTCGCCAACTAGTTTTTGTACGTTGTTTGAAACATCTTCTCTTAAGTTTAATGTAATAGGTTCCCAAGTATGTTTACCTGCTAGGTATACTCTTGAGTTGTATACATCAACTGTAATCTGTTCGAAACTTACGTTTGGTCTAGTTACGTCTACAACTTGTTTTGTTAGTTCTGTTGTTGGTGTTGAAACTCCAAAATTCTCCAAGCTCACTCTAAAGCGATACTGGAGTTTGGGCATCAACAANCCCTGGTTAGAACTAGATGCACTAGAATCTAATGGGACTGTAATTTTTGATAGTGTTGAAATTGCCATTGTTTATATCTCCTGTTAAATATATTTATCCAATTAAAGCTTCGCTATTTCGCCGGTATTTTTAAGTCTTAACGGAATGTAAATAAACTCAACTGCTTTAACTGGTTCAATTGCAATATCTACATAAAGTTCATTTCTATCAATTCTAGTTGGTGTGTTGTTACTTTCGTCACACACTACTAAGAAGTCATATAATGCTCTTTGTCCTACCAACTCTAACATTAAACTATCAACTTGAGATTTAATCTCGTCTCTAGTAATCTTATCATTTGGTTCAAAGATATAAGGTTTAGCAAGTTTATCTAGTTGTCCACGTAAGTAGATTACTAGTCTTGCAACGTTAATTCTATCTAAAGAACTAGCATTTTTGGCTCTAGTCTTTTGACCATAGTTAACTAAACCTGCACCCGTTAAGAATGTAATTGGGTTAATCTTATTGCTGTACAACGTATCACGTTGTCCAGTGTTTAATGCTACTGATTTAAATTCACCTTCTGCGTCAATGTATCCTGCACTTGAGGCGTTAGTAATTCCACCACGTCTTGTTCCTGCTGGAGCAAACCATGGAAAAGAAACACTATCACTTAATGCCATTGTACGTAGTATACCATGACTTGGTGGTACTACAATATTTTTACCTGCATTGTCGCTTGTGAATAAACTTGGGTAAAACACACCTAAGTATTCATCACTAGTTACTAAACCGTTATCATTATCTTCAACTGCTAATGCTGTGTTTGTAGCATAGTTGTTGATTGTTGTAGCGTCAGCTGTTAATCTAAATGGTAAGTCACCAACAACAAATGCTGTTAAGCCTCTGTCATTGTTTAGTGTAACCATTTCACCAATTAGCTCTGAGTAACCTGGACAAGCCATTAAGTTGAACAATCTTGATTGATCATCTCTAACTTCTTGGTTACTGTTAACCATTGACTGTAATGCTTGGATAACAACTTTACGTTGAGCTTTTCTACCAAACGAACCTGCACCATTTTCTTGGTTAGCTGATTCTGTTACCCATCTATGAGCATAGTAGCCTGCCATTGATTCACCTGCACCACTTCCAAATCTAAGGTTATTACCTGCTGTGTTGACTTGGTTACGTACAAATTTCTTAACATTAAATCCAGAGCGTCTTAAGTTCCAAAGCAACATACCTTTTGGATATAGTGCTGGATCTGGAGCATCTGTGTCTAAGAAGTTTGAACTTAATAGTGCCGCAATAGTTCCTGCTGTTGAACTGTTTGCACCTGTTGTATTGTATCTTGCGTCAGCAAATAGTATACCATCTTCAGTAGTTTGATCACCACCGTCTACTAATACCCAAAGCAAAGTTGCTCCGTTGTATTTGTAAATCTTAGGATAGTTTTCTAAGTCTGCTGTTGAAATCCACAAGTCACCGTTCTTAAGTGCAGTACCATCTGATTGTAAAGTTGGTTCTGTAGCACTTACGATTGGACCTGCTGGGTCTGTTTTATCACTTGAACTTGCCGCAAAGTATGGAGCACTTGAGTCTTGGTAACCTACCCAAGTTGTACCATTGTGTATCATCATGTCAACTTCATCAACAACTGAACTGTACCATAAAGTCTTATCAGATGTTAAAGCTGTTACAGCCGTTGCACTTGCAGTATAAGTTAATACCTGCCAGTTACTTGCAACAAGGTCGTTTGCTGTATCACCTGTTGGTGCTGTGTATAAGTTAGGAGTTCCAGAGTTAGCATTTACATAAGCACTATATCCTGCTAATGCTAATGCGCCGCCTGTATCTTTAATTCTAAAGTCACCACCGTCATTGTGTGAAATAACAATTCTGTTACTTGCATCAACTTCTGCACTTACGTTTACAAAGCCTGCACTATTAATAGCACCTGCAATAACGTCTGCATCACTTGAAGCACCAGTAGTTGTTACACTAATAGTTTTAGCTGTTTGTAATGCCGCATTGTTAACTAAAGTTTCTTGAATGTTAAATGCATAAGTTCCTGATGTTACCTGTGCCGCAATAATACTTGAAGTAATTGCTGTTGCACCTGTTGATACACGTCTGTGAATTTTAAAGTCACCTACCATCGCTGTTGCTTCTGCATTATTGTAGTTAATGTATAATGAACCTACTGCCAAGTTAGCACCGCCACCAGTTTTATCTAAACCGTATAACGCCGCTTGATTAGTTGTGTAAATTGGCGCCGCTGTAGTTTCCCACAGTTGCGTAGTTCCGTTCCATTTCTTAACGGCCCATTTAGCACCTAAGTTTGGCTCTGTAGTTTTAATCCATAAAGAACCAGTTGGTTTAGGAGCAGTATCAGTTGACTTGTATTCTGGAACGCTAGTGTGTGGAGCAATACTTAATGCTGGTGCTTTGAAAGTACCTGCTGTTAAGCCTGCTTCTGAAAGTAATGTACTTGCGTTAGCACCTAGTATAAGATCAACACCTGTTGAGTAAATTTCTAATTTACCGTCAACAACTGCCGCACTTACACCGGCTATAGCCGCACCAGCAATAGCTGATACAACATCACTTAAACCTGTTCCACCTGCTGTAACTGTTGTAGCATTAATTGTACAAGTTGCTGAAGCAGTCATAGTTGGATTGCTTTCAGTTCCTGTTACTGTAGCCCATGAACCAATCCATGCACTTGAACCTACTTGTACCCAAGTACCACTTGCGTTCTTATAGAAAAACTTGTTTAAAGTTGTAGTTGCAACAATGGCATAATCACCTACTGCGCCAACAGAAGTTTTAGGTGTTCCGCCTGTTACTTTGCTTGAGTCTGTAATTACAGTTGGAATCTTATTAGTAAAGCTCTGACCACCAGTTGTCGTTGCCGCCGCTGAATTCCACTCAAATATTCCGTAAACACTATTAACTGTATCGAACCAGTATGTGCCGTCCGCTGGACTTGCCGCTGGAGCCGTTGCAGTTGCAATCAACTCTGAAGTGTTTAAATTAGCTCTAGTTATATAAGCTCTATTTGCCACACCCAAGTATGAGTAGGCCGCTTGTAAACCGTATTCGTTTAGCTCGTTACCGTGTAACGCATTATTGTTTGAATCTGTATAGAAAGTTGGATCTCCAAAAAGATCTACTAATTCTCTCTGTGAAGTAACCAAATATGGTTTCTCTGAATTTGCACTTGTTGTTGCCGTTGCTGTTCCTGTGCCT